GACAATAAAGAAGAAATGCATAAGCAAAAAGTAGAAAATATGTATTGTCCACATTGTGGTACAAGAGGAATATTGAAAATAAAAGATAAATTTTTTAAGGAAAACATTTAAAAGCTAAATGAAAAAGCTATTATTAATTTTCGTAATGATGGCGACATGGATAGTTGTTGGATGTGGAACAAGCACAATAGGATGTTATGGACATTGGGTTAAGGGACCGGGACCTCAAAGAGGGACTAGGGATCTTAATAAAGATGCTAAAATACCTTACTACCAATGTGTAGATGAGAATAACAAAGGTAACAATTTAGAGAAACGGAGAAATTAGTGAAAAAGCTATTATTAATTTTTGTAATGATGGCGACATGGATGGTTGTGGGATGCGAAACAGTAAGACAAGTTAAGGCCGGTTGTTTTGGTCATTGGGTGGAACACACCGATGGATCTAGAAGCGGACATAAGAAAGGCACTATTTGGTCTAATCGACATAATGTTACGCCTTATAGACAATGTGTGGAGAACAATGCTCCATATAAAGATACAGAGCGGAGGCCAAACGGATGAAAACGACATTACTAATTTTGGTAATGTTATTTTTGAGTAGTTGTTCAACAAAGAGTCATAATTGGCCAAATGGAATGACACCTTTTTTTGCAGAGTGTGAAGGAACACAAAATGTATATACAGATATGGCCTGGGGAAAAAGAAAACAAAGTCCTTGTAAGAAAGGACGATGGTTATTTTATGACAGAGGTGAACCAACTTTAACGAATGATTAAATATGAATATTTGGGTAGAATATTTTGTACGAGTGGAGCCGATTAAAAATAATCAAGCTCAAATGAGAGAAAATCTTAAATGGGATCCGCCCGATTCTAAAGACATACAGAAAAGATTTTGTCAAACAAGAGAAGAGGCTATAAGATTTGCCAAATCATTGGAAGAACGGGGTTTTCATACCGTTATAAAAACAGATGGACCATATAGTAAGTAAAACGGGCACTATTTTCAAAACAAAATTATTTGATGATTACTATTTTAAAACAGTTTGTAAAAGAAAAACAAATATTGGAATTGAGTGGACCATACAAGTTAAACCCACAAAGGATAGAAAATGAGTCTTGAAAAACGTGTAAGACAAGAGAATGCTATCAAGCGGCTTGAAAACACACTCAAAATGCATGAAGCAAACGCAGAATTAACAGTTGCTATCATGAAAGATAAAGAACTTTCTACTGGAGCTAGTGAAAAAGTAGAATCAATTAGAAAAAAGAAGATAGAGAGGGTTAAAACTACCATTCAGAACACTAAAAAAAGAATGGGTAATTAAAGTTTGAGCCCCGATAGTTTAATGGATAAAACAAGAGACTTCTAATCTTTCGATCTAGGTTCGATTCCTAGTTGGGGTACCATTTTTAACTATTATAAATATAACACACGATTGACTTTTTGGTTATGGAATTGTCAATAATACGGAGAATACATGTTAAGAAAAGTAATTACTTTTTTTATGGTATTTGTCGCATCATTATTTTTCACAGGAAGCACATATACAAGCACAAGTCCTACTGGAAAAATTACCTTTGAAACATCAAGCATTATACCTATAGTTCCGGAACTTCCGGCAACACTAAATCCTGTAAATATTCAACAAGTAATAATAACGGATCAGGTTCAATGTTTGTCTAAGAATATATATTTTGAAGCGGCAACACAATCAACTGCAGGAAAATTAGCAGTTGCATTTGTAACAAAAAATAGAGTGGATTCAGAACGATTTCCTAATACGTTTTGTGAAGTAATATATGAAGGTCTTCATTGGGCTTCAGGACATCCAAAAAGAGATAGATGCCAATTTTCATGGTATTGTGATGGAATGGGTGATAATCCACGTAATGGAAGAGCCTGGGAAAGCTCACAATCAATAGCAAAATGGTTTTATGATCATCAAGATCGGCTTATGGATATAACAGATGGCGCAACGCACTATCATGCTGATTGGATGGAAAAATATCCAAAATGGGCACATAAGTATCGAAAAAATGTAAGAATAGATGATCATATTTTTTACAAACATAGTTATAGAAATAAAAAGAAAACAAACGAGTTAACTCTTGCTAGATTATAGAAAGTAAATTATGATAGATAATGTAGATGTGAAAATTCCTCAACATGAAAAAGGAAATCCTGCGGAAAATTCTTTGGGTGGAACAGAACTTCTTTCAATGGAATTATTTCGCAGATTGCCTCAGGAATACAAAGATAAGTTCCAATTTGTGATTTCAAGAATTCAAGATATAGAAGAAGATAAGCGTAGACTTTTTTGGATTCATGATCTCGCACAAGATCCTGCATATGACGAACTAAAAACCTCTAAAATTGATCTTTTTAATAAATTAGTTTTTGTTAGTCATTGGCAACAACAACAATTTAATACATTATTAAAAATACCGTATGATCGTGGAGTAGTAATTAAGAATGCTATAGATCCTATTCCTAAACACGAAGAAACTGAAGCAAAGGATCTTCAATTAATATATGCTTCAACCCCACAAAGGGGTCTTGATGTTCTTGTGGCTTCTTTAGATTTAATTGATAGAACTGATTTTCATTTACATGTTTTTTCTAGCTATAAATTATATGGCTGGGAAAGAAATGATGAACCATATAAACCTTTATTTGAAAAATGTGAATCAGATCCAAGAGTAACATATTATGGCGCACTTCCATATAATGAATTAAGAGAACATTGGAAAAACATGCATATATTAGCATATCCTTCTACATGGCAAGAAACTTCATGTAGAGTGGTAATGGAAGCAATGTCTGCCCATTGTGCAGTTGTTACTTCTAATTGGGGCGCTTTACCTGAAACATGTGGTGAATTTGCTTACATGTACAATTATACAGAAAATAAAAATAAACATGTTGAAATATTTGCTGATGCACTTGAAGATGTTATGGACACATATTGGACAAAAGATGTTCAAAAAAATCTTGATAGCGCATTAGAATATTCTCATACTCATTATAGTTGGGATAAACGAATCGATCAATGGATGGATTTTCTTGATAACTTAACATATGAACTAGATCATGAAGAAACAGAAATTAAAAAAGATGTCATCATTAATAAAAAAGCCTAAACAAATTATTGGTTCAGGTAGATCATTCGATGAACAAAGAATGGGAACCGAACCATTCTTTGATGAAACATCTAAGTGGATTGATATTGCGACTGGATTGAATTGGTATTCACATTTTTGTGAAGCAGATCAAGCTAAACGTTGGTTACTTGATTATATGAAACATGCTGGATATGGTAAAGAAGATACTCAACATGTAAAACTTTCTTCCTGGGGGAAGTCTGGTGTTTTTATTGAAGGATCAACAATTATTAATTTAAGAACTGCTGGATTTCTTGGAAGAATGGTATTGAGAGGATTTGAAACTCTTCCAGAAAAATATTTGGAAACAATTAAATCTTATATTGAATTTTGTAAGCGAAATGGTTCTGTTGTTGTTCAGAAAAAAGTTGAAGAAAAAGAAACTAATGGAGATAATAAACCATCAATTCAAGATCATATAAGAGAACAAGTAGTCCACTATGCAACTGAACTGGAAGGCACCATAGACGATTTCATTGATAATAATTATGAGTCAACCATAAGCATATATGATTGGTTAGTTAGTAAAGAAGTTAAAGGACTAATCGCTAAAAAAATAGCAAATGAATTTCATCCTTATTTAACAGAAATAGAATTAATATCAACAGATGAAGACATAGCTGAATCTTATGCTCATATGACGAAGAAGCAACTTGTTAAATATGGTAATTTTATTCAGACAATTATTGATGACTGTGAACGATATTCTGCCAATTCTAACAAACAGAGAGTCCCACGAAAGAAAAAACCTGTTTCAGTTACTAAACAAATTGCCAAGTTGAATTATAAAAAACAAGATGATGAATACAAAATAGCATCAATTAACCCGTCCGAGATTGTCGGTGCTGATCAATTGTATGTGTTTAATTCAAAGTATCGTAAACTTGGTGTATATAAAGCAGAGGGACCTGCGGGGCTATCTGTAAAAGGAAGCACTCTCCGAGGATTTAATTTAACACTTTCTAAATGTAAAAAAGTAAGAAAGCCGGAAGAAGTATTAACAAAAATGCTTTCTGGTGGTAAACTTGCGATTAGGAGACAATATGACTCTATTAACTCTAAAGAAAAAGACTTAACTGGTCGCATTAATAATGAAACTATACTTCTTAAAATTGTAAAATGATATTACTTGATTATTCGCAAATCGTTATTGCAAATGTGATGATGAATAAGAATTCTATGTCTGAAGATTCTGTCAGACATTCAGTTTTGAATACTATAAGAATGTATCATCACAAATTTAGTGATGAATTTGGTGAACTAGTAGTTTGTTGTGATGCAAAAGACAATTGGCGAAAAGATGCATTTAAATATTATAAAGCCAATAGAAAAACAACAAGAGATAAATCCGATTTTGATTGGTCGGAATTGTACAGAATATTACATAAAATACGAGAAGAGTTAAGTGAAAACTTTCCTTATAAAGTTGTATATATAGATAAAGCAGAGGCAGATGATGTTATTGCCACTATTGTAATGGATCGAGAACAAAAAACTAAAAAATTATGGCAAGAAAAGAATACTGAGTCTGTTACTTCTATTGAAGAATTATTTGTCGAACAAGAACCCGTTTTAATATTATCAAGTGATAAAGATTTTATTCAGTTACAAAAATATGAAAATGTGAATCAATATTCGCCACTCACGAAAAAATTTCTTAATACTGATAACCCAGATAACTTTTTAAGAGAACATATACTTAGAGGTGATGTAAGTGATGGTGTTCCTAATTTCATGTCTTCCGATGACACATTTGTTGTTACAGATAAAAGACAAACACCATTATCAAAGAAAAAAGTATCAGTTTGGTCTGAACTAGAACCTGATGTGTTTTGCGAAGGTGAACAGTTACGTAATTATCGTAGAAATGAAATGTTAATAGATTTGTCCAAAATACCTGAGTGGTTGCAAACTAATATTGTGGTTGAATATGATAATCAGCCCAAAGTTGGTAGAACCAAACTTTTTAATTATTTTATAAAATATAAACTTAAAAATTTAATGGAGCATATAAATGAATTTTAGGAGATATTATGGCGGCTAAAATGACAAATGAAATTTTTTCTATTGCAAATGGGTTAAGTTCTGATGAAGAACGTATTAACTATTTGCGACAAAATGCAACTAAAGCAGTAAAAGAATTATTAAGATATAATTTTAATAAAGATATAAAATTTCTTCTTCCTGAAGGTCGACCAGATATTAAAAAGGAAGAAAGTTTTAATCCACGAAGAGGATTTTTTGAAGGTGTTGATGATGGCGCTACATTGAATTATGAAATGAGAAAAATGTATTTATTCATTGAGGGCGGACATCCAAATTTAACCAGCTTAAAGCGTGAGTCTCTTTGGTATGAATTGATTAATTCATTAGATACCGCTGAGGCTGATGATCTTTGGTATATGAAAGACAAAAAACTTCAAGAAAAATATAAAAATATTACTCATTTTGTGGCGTATACCTCTTTTCCGGAGGGACTTCAACAACCCCAACCCAAACCTAAAAGGGATGATCAGGGCCGTTTTTCAAAACCTGAAAAATCCAAGAAAAAGAAAGCCAAAAAATGAAAGTATTGATGACCTGTGCTGGCATGAATACAGAACTACGGCCCTTTACGGATATGATGCCAAAGTGTCTATTGCCAGTAAAGTCGAAACCGATACTATTTCACAATCTTGAATGGTTACAAAAATTTAATATTGATGAAATAGTTATTACAACAAATTATCATCATAATCAAATTGAATTAGCATTAAGAAACTTTGGAAGTTTTATAGTTAGCACTCACAAACAGTCTGGTGGTGTAGGAACGGCGCAGTCTTTAAAAACATTAAGTCATAAATTTAGTGATGATGACTTTTTATTTTTGGATGGTGGTAATTTATATAATTTTGACATAGAAAAGTATTATAATGTTCATAAAGATGATGGAAAACCAATTTCTATTTTGTCGCATATGACTATGGGAGACAGTAAACATAAAACTTTCATTAAATATAAAAATGGTTCTGATAAAATAGAAAAAATTTCAGTTAGACCTGACTATAAAATGACTAAAGAACTTTTAGCAACATCAGGAGCATGTTATTTAAATCCAATGATATTTGATGTAATCGAAAAAAATGATAGACAGTTAGTTGATGATGTTTTTCCTAAACAACTGGATGATATTAATGTAATAGTGGATAATACTTCAGTTCAATTTATTAATACTTCAAAAGAATATTTGTCAATATCAAATGCAAAAGGTATGGCTGAAATTCATCAAATGTCTATCTGAGGAGCAATATTATGCCAACATATGATTACGAATGTAAAAAATGTGGAGATGTTTTTGAATTGGAGTTCAAAATAGCTGATAGAAAGATTCCAACTGAGGAATCATGTAGATTATCAACTTGTGATGGTGAAGTAAGACAATTAATTACTGCTCCAGCATTTGCTTATGATAATATAAAAGTGGGCAAGGGTAAAAAACCAGATGCGGCTTTTAATGATAAATTAAAAGAAATAAAGAAGGCACATCACGCCAGCAACGTACCAATAATTGAATAATGTTTATACATGAAAATGTTTTTGGGGATTTAGAACTAAAAACTACAAATAAAAATGGAAAAAGATATTATATAACTCCTACTGGTGAAAAGTATCCTTCTGTCACCACTGTACTTTCCAATTATAAAAAAGAAGGCATAATCAAATGGAGAAAACGTGTTGGTGAAAAAGAAGCCAATAAAATTTCTACTCAAGCATCCCGCCGTGGTACAAAAGTTCATAAACTTTGTGAAGATTATTTGAATAACGAATTGTCATTTGACGACTATACTCCCGACAATGTTGTTATGTTTAAAACTATTCAGCCCATTCTTGATGAAATAGAAT